CTCCCTCCGCCATTTCTTTGATTCAGCACATCCTCTCCCGCTTTGGCGGACGACCCTGAACCGCAGGGTTCCTGCGGTTCTGGGGCTGATAGCCGTGAACCTCACCCGCTCATGAATTCGCCTTTTCCGGCGGGTTTCCTTCTCTCTCCGCCCATATTCTCTGAAGGCTGTGCACTTTGGGCCGGGATGCCCGTTTTGTGCGCCTAAAAAATCACATGGTAAATCAGTCGATTACGCTAGAGAGTCGTGGGAACCGTTTTGAATGCTTGCTGCCCTTCCGAAATCCACAGGACTCAAAATTCAGCGATAGTTTGGCCAGCAGATAGTAAACTTCGTCCGGTACTCACCATCGTCACTATGCCAATCAATCGGGGCCTCTTCGATCCCGAAATACACCCTCAGCTTCTTCGATAGCTCGAGTTTCTGATGCTTGACCCGGTCTTTTGCGTCTGGATCATTCCACGAAATGGCACCATTGCAGCGGGCGAACGACTGAAGAAGGGTCCACTGGAGCTTCGGCTTGCCGCTCTTACGGCTTTTCATGTCCAGGTGCTCTGGTTCCACGCGGCGCGTGATACCTTTGCACCGGATATTGGCAACTTCTTTCGCGGTGAATTCGATAGAGATATCCTCCCATCGGGTTTCGGGAGGAGTAGGGAACTGGTTGAGCTGTCCGCCTTCTTCTTCTGGCATCACCACCGCGTGGAAATCAGCAAGCAGTGATTTCGCAGCCTCCGTCGCCACCAAATTTCCCTCGCCGTCACTCTCGAACAGATCAACCAACGCCGTGAGCCGTGCCTGTTGCCTGCCGAGCAAGTCCGCCACCGCCAGGTCTGAGAATTGTGTCGTCGGGATCACCAGGATGAACGCCGTCGCGGTGGTGGTGCAAAGGCGAGTGGCTACGTCGCGAAGTGACGCGGGATCGGTCTGAATGCTCAGAAAGAGTGGGAATCGCTTTCCGGCAAGTGGGTGATAATCGCCAATTCGGTAGGTCTGCTGAAAACCCGTGACCTCGTCGAAGGCTGGATCGATGCCGAACGCCGCTGCGATGGCGGCGCAAAGCTTGCGCGTGTCGATTTCGTATACCGCAATGTCCCGCTTAGTCAGAACCAGCCGGTCGCATCGCTTGGGATGGTCTCCACACACGGCGACGATCTTGCCGTTGCCGTGATCGACGATGCTGCGCGAGCACCCGATACCACCCGGGCTGGGGCATGGATAGGCCTCGGCGCGACGATTGGTGACTCGCAGCAGTTTCCGGCCCACTTCGTAATCGCCGCCGAGCCTATTCCTCCATTCCTCCGCGACCGCTGCCAGCCCGGGCAGCGTCTCAAGCGCTGGCCAGAATTGCCTCAGGGGCTTCCTCACTGGCCTCCTCCATCCGCTCGACGACGAAACCACGCGCCATCATCCATTTCTCGACCAGCACGCTGTCATCGTCCCGGGTGTAGGTGGCGATGTTGGACGGGCGAATCTTCACGGTTCGGGGGTTCTTCGCATTTTCGAACTTCACCGAGAACGACGCCTGGATGAGCCTCGCTGTCTCAGGAATGCTCTAATTGCGTCCCGCCAAAGACGCGAGGTAGTTCTTGGACTTGCGGATCTCTATGTCGCCGTAAGGGCCGCCCCAAAAAAATTGAAGCTCCGTCAGTTTGACCTCCTCCATGCCTTCGATATCGGCACAGGCCAGGCACTCGGGATCACCGGACTTCAACGGATCGAGGGTGAATTTCTCGTCGTCGGGGAAATACTCGGCATCGCCAAACAGGTGCCTGCCGAACGCGCCAAGGTAAAGTTCCCTCTCGCCCTTGGTGCCCGCGTGAACGGACAACTCGTTGACGAGCCGGTCGTAGACGAGGACGTCGTGGATTTCGGGACGATAGAAAACCGTCTCGGATTGCCCTTCCTTCAGACTGCCTTCCCGCTTGAACGGCACGCCGTGGCGGACCAGGAAGCTGACCTTGTCGCCGTAATCGAAGTAGAGGACCTTGCTGCCTGTGCCTCTCTTGTGATCGTCGAACCACAGGTCGAGTTCCGTCTGCAAGGCTGTCAGCGTCTGTTCACTGGGAGGCGTGAACGTCTTGGGCCCAGGCTCCTCGCTCTTGAAGTGGGTGAACGACTTAGGCTTCATCACCAGAACCTCGGCGTGCATGCCCTCAAGGAGTTCCGGCGCCTTCAGCCAGATCTGAGCGGCGATATCCGCCGGCGTCGTGTCTTGGTCGTGGTCGAGTTCAATTCCCTCGGCACTGGCGGCTTTGATCAGATTGTCCATCTCCTCCGGGGTCGCCATTTCGTGCACGAAGTACAGAGCATCAACCATCCGGGTGGGCATCTGGTCATCGGGCTTCATCAGGATGTCGGCCAAGGCGGCGTAATCGATGTCCTCATCCTCCGGCCAAGCTAACCCCCTACCGTCCAGGTAGCTCTTGTATGGGGCGAGAAACTGGAGCAATCGGGTCGGGTTGATCGCCTTCAGGGCGTCGGGCTGTGCAAATCGGCGTGGGTTCAGTGTTGCCATCTAAGTCTCCTCAATAATCAAACCTCCATGATGATCCTTCCCTGGTTCAGCGTCCGATTGACTGTTGATCGGCGAGGTCATTGACGACAACCCATCAGTCTAATCGGCAAGGCGAACATAATCGATCTCCCGCGGCTTTGGGAGTCAAAATGTTCTTGTTTTATTCTTCCGACAGTCTTCGGCTTTGCTCGGTAGATATCAGGTTAGAAGCCGAACGTGGCTCACCCCGAAACCGGATGAGATCCCGCGATGTCGAACGCCATCCACCCCGACCGTATGACCGCCGCGGAACGCCTCGACGAAATCGCGGCCATTCTTGGCGCCGGCATCCAGCGCATTATGGAAAAACGCAACAAAAACAACGGACTGGGAGACGTTTGTCTGGACTTCTCCGCCAAGCAGAGCGTGCATGGCAATGAAACTGATGACCACGGAGAAAGCCCATGACAATCAACGTGACGACCCAAGTTGCAGCCCTCCCGGACAAGTCCACCGACGAGTTGAAATCGATGTGGGGGGATCTGTTTGGCACCAAGCCGCCGCCCTACAACAAGTCCTTTCTGGTCAAGCGGCTCGCCTACCGAATCCAGGAACTGGCTTTCGGAGGTTTGAGCGAATCGACGGAGAATCGGCTGGAGGCCATGTCCCGCGATCCGGCCTATGCCGATCCCAAGAGAACCCGGCGCCGTATTACCAACCGCCCGGTTGCCGGCACCCGGCTGATCCGCGAATGGCAAGGCGTCGAGCATCACGTGACCGTCCTTGAAGACGGCTTTGAATACCAGGGGTGCCGATACAAGAGCCTTTCGGTCATCGCACGGACCATCACCGGCACGCGGTGGTCGGGTCCCGTTTTCTTTGGCCTCAAGAAACCGGGGAGCAAATAATGAACGACAAACCCGCACGCAAAGTTCGCTGCGCGATCTATACCCGCAAGTCCAGCGAGGAAGGGTTGGAGATGGAGTTCAACTCGCTGGACGCTCAGCGCGAGTCCTGCGAGGCCTACATCGCCAGCCAACGCCAGGAAGGCTGGCTCCTCGTTCCCGACTATTACGACGACGGCGGCATCTCCGGGGGCACCCTGGAACGCCCCGGATTGCAACGCCTGCTCCGAGATGTCGAAGACGGCTGCATCGACGTGGTGGTGGTCTACAAGGTCGATCGCCTGTCCCGGTCGCTGGCTGATTTCGCCCGCATCATCGATACCTTCGAGAAGCATGACGTGTCCTTCGTTTCGATCACCCAGCAGTTCAACACCACCAGTTCCATGGGCAGGCTGACATTGAACATCCTCCTCAGCTTCGCCCAGTTCGAGCGCGAGGTGATTGGGGAGCGTATTCGCGACAAGTTCGCCGCGAGCCGCCGCAAGGGTATGTGGATGGGGGGATCGCCTCCGCTCGGCTATGATGTCGAGAACCGCAAGCTGGTCGTCAATCAAACGGAGGCAGCCCTCGTCCGCCATATCTTCGAGCGCTTCGTCCGCCTGGGGTCAGCGACAACGCTAGCTGCGGAACTCAAGGCCGACGGTTATCGCACAAAGACCTGGACGACCCAGAAGGGGCGGATCCGCGAGGGTCGTCCCATCGACAAGGGATTCCTCTACAAACTGTTCCGCAACCGGGTCTACCTTGGCGAAGCTGTCCACAAAGGGGAAAGCTTCCCCGGTGAGCACGACGCCATCATCGACCAAGCCCTACGGGACAAGGTCCACGCCATCCTGGCCGAGAACCCGAAAACTCGCTCCAACCGGACCCGGGCGACGACGCCCATGCCGCTCAAGGGGCTGATTCGCTGCGGCCACTGCGATGCGGCGATGACGCCCAGCCATACCCGGCGCAAGGGCAGGCTCTATCGATATTACCTCTGCCTGTCGGCCACGAAGAACGGCCACCGCACCTATCCGGTGCGCAGCATCGCCGCCGGCGAAGCCGAGGGCGCGGTCGTCGCCAACCTACGCGCGCTGGTGCGCTCGCCTGAACTGGTGGTTCGGGCATGGCGCGCGGTCAACAAGGACGGCGCCGAAATTCCCGAACGCGAGGTCCGAGAAGCCCTGGGCCGTCTCGACGAAGTCTGGGATGAACTGTTTCCGGTCGAACAAGCCCGCCTACTCAACTTGATGGTGGACAACGTGGTGCTGATGCCGGACGGCCTCGACATCCGGTTTCGGGGCGATGGCCTCGATACGGTAATCGAGGATCTGCGCGCGATCGACGCGGACGGGGACCGGAGGGCTGCATGAAACCTGTACTCGACCGTGACGGCCGTACCATTAGGGTCCGTGTGCCCATGACCTTTCAGCGCCGTGGCGGCAGGAAGGTCATCATCGCGCCAAACGGCATGGACGACTGGGCGCCGCCCCAGCCCAAACAGGACGACACGTTAATCAAGGCCCTCGCCAGGGCCCAACGCTGGCGGTGCAAGATCGAAACCGGAAAGATCTCGTCGATCCGACGGCTGGCGGAGGTAGAGAAGATCAGCAGTTCCTATCTCGCCCGCATCCTGCGCCTGACCCTGCTGGCGCCGGATATTATCGAATCTATCCTCGATGGCCGCCAGCCGAAGGGATTGGCCTTGGCTGACTTGATGGAACCATTTCCGATGGAGTGGGAAGGGCAGCGGGAACGGTTCGGGTTCGTCAAGTAGCTCTCGCTATCTCGGTTATTCCAAGGGCTTTCAATCAACGCCGGTGAATTTTCACCGGGTCTGAAACCGCTAATCGTAATTTTTTTCGAACTTTTTTCACCGCCGCAACCCGGCGGTTTTCTTTTGTTTGCGCCGGATTCCGTTCCCGCCCCAGGGCGGTCGATCCGGCCCTCCGGTGAGTTTTCGCGAGTCGCGAGTGACCGGGCCTTGAGCCCGCCACTCAGACCAAGGCGAAAACCATGGAGTCTCAAAACCGCTATGACGGCATCGACGCTTATGCCGTGACCAAAGTCCGTTTCCAAGCCCGCCAACTGACCCGCACCCGGGTCTTCCATACCACCGACATCGAGGACCTCGAACAGGACCTGATGCTCGATCTGCTCCGCAGGTTGCCATCATTCGATCCGTCCAAGGCGAGCCGCAACACCTTCATCGCCCGCATTGTCGAAAACCATGCCGCGACCCTGATCAAGGCCGCCATGGCCGAAAAACGCGGAGCCGCGATCGAACATAAGAGCCTGTACGACCCGGTCAGCCAGGATGTCGACGAACCGATCACTTTGGTGGAGATTCTCTCCGCCAATGACGGCCTGTGGGATGTTTCCAGCTTCAGGTGGGACGAAGCGATCAATCTGCGCCGCGACCTCTCTCATGCCGTGGGTGCCCTCCCACCGCATCTTGTCTCCCTGTGCCGTCGGCTGGCGACCAGCACGGTGACCGAGGTCGCCCGCGACACCGGCATGTCCCGACCTTCCGTTTATGACGGCATCGCCAAAATCCGAGCGGCCCTGATTAAGGCCGGTCTTCGCGCCTGGCGCTGATCCTTCCGACGATTCCGCGAGCGGCTCGGTAAGTATCGGATAGAGACCGAACACAAGCCGGGTCCTCGCGTGAATACAAGACCTTCGGGGAAATAGCGCGACGGCCTTGCTCCTTGGGCCGCGCCAGGCCCGGTGACCGCCCGACAGCATACGACACGGAGTAATATTCATGAGTCCGAGTTCCATTCACCGATTTCCGGCCCCCTTGCCGATCACCGAGATCGCCTTCTGTTCCTGGCTTAGCCAAGCGGAGCCCGGCGATGTTTTGGAATATTACCGGGGGTTTCTCGGCGTCGACCTGACACCATTCGGCAATTCCATGGGTTTCAAACCCCGGGCGGAACTCGCGCGCACCAGCGCCCGCGCCTACGACCTGGCGGAACGTGGCTTCGTCCACCTCGTCCAGCGCCGTGTTGGCCCCGACACCTTTGCCTATCTCGCCATCGCCCGCCCGCGTACCGACCGCACGCCAGTGCCCTTTGAAACCCTGATGTCCGAGGAGGCCGCCTAATGTCTCCTGCCGCCAATCATCCGACCCTGGAGCAATTTCGGCGTCTTTCTATTGGCGAGATCGTCGTCCTGCCCGCCGATCAATTGGCGCTGTTGCAAGAGGAGGCCGATGAAGCCCTGCGATCCGCGAAGGCGATCAAGGAATGGCTCGAAGGCGCGATCGCGCAGCGTTATGCCGAACGAGCCCAGGTGCAGCGCCAAGCCGCCGGCAAGGACACCGGCACGGTCCGTTTCGACGATGGGCCGGTGTCCGTGGGCGCCGATCTGCCGAAGAAGGTGGTCTGGGATCAGGCCAAGCTCACCGAACTGGTCGAACGCATAAAGGCTGAAGGCGACGACCCGGCCGAATATGTCGACACCGCCATCAAGGTCCCCGAGCGGAAGTTTACCGCCTGGCCGAGCCACATCCGGGCGGCCTTCGAGGACGCCCGCACGGTTCGGGTCGGCAAGCCCTCCTTCCATCTTTCCCTGAACGATGAGGTGTCCCAATGACCGCCAAGACCAAACTCACCCGCCTGCGCGAAGCCAACTGCTTCCTCGCCGATCTTCCCGGCGCTATCCGCATTCCGCCGCTGGGGCGGCGCCAGGACGAGGTGACCAAGCCCATCGAGACGGCGTCGATCGACGACATCGCCTTTGCCCAACTGGCGTTGCAAGCCAGGGCGTCCGCCCTCTACGGCGAGATCGACGCCCTGCGCCGGATCTACGACATGGCGCGCAAGAACGGTGCTCTGGGTGCCGACAATGTCCTCGATGCCATTCCGGACACCAAGGGAGGCTCCAAATGAGCCTCCCCATCATTTCCGCCGACGAACGGCTGGCCGAGCGCGCGGCATCAAGGGCTGCATCTTCGGCAAATCCGGGATCGGCAAGACGAGCCTGCTGTGGAGCCTGCAGTCCTCGACGACGCTGTTCATGGACCTGGAGGCAGGCGATTTGGCCATCGAGGGCTGGCCGGGTGACACCATCCGGCCGCGCACCTGGGCCGAATGTCGGAACTTCGCCGTCTTCATCGGCGGGCCCAATCCGGCACTCCGCGACGACCAGGTCTACAGCCAGGCTCACTTCGAGGCTGTTTGCGAACAGTTCGGTGATCCCGCCACCCTCGACAAGTACGAGACGATATTCATCGACAGCATCACGGTCGCCGGCCGCCTGTGTTTCCAGTGGTGCAAGGGACAGCCGCAGGCGATCTCCGAGCGCACGGGCAAGCCCGACATGCGCGGTGCCTACGGTCTGCACGGCCAGGAGATGATCGCCTGGCTCACCCACCTGCAACACACCCGGAACAAGAACGTCTGGTTCGTCGGGATCCTCGACGAGAAGCTCGACGACTTCAATCGGCGCGTCTTCATTCCGCAGATCGACGGCTCCAAGACCGGCAACGAGCTGCCCGGCATTGTCGACGAAGTCATCACCATGGCCGAGATCGGCGCCGGCGACGGAGAGCCCTATCGGGCCTTCGTCTGCCAGACGATCAACCCCCACGGCTACCCGGCGAAGGATCGCAGTGGCCGCCTCGAGGTGATCGAGGAACCGCATCTCGGCCGCCTGATGGAAAAGATCGGCGGCCCCGTCAAACCGGCGAGCGAGCGGCTGGCATTTGGCCGCCCCGAACCCCAGCCCGCCGACACCCCCGAACCCAAAGACAATGAAGGAGCGTCCTGACCATGACCGGTGCGTGGAACGACTACAACGATGCGGAGTCCCAGAACTCTTATGACCTGATCCCCAAGGGCACCATCGTGCCCGTGCGGATGACCCTGAAACCTGGCGGCTATGACGATCCTTCCCAGGGCTGGACCGGTGGCTATGCGACCCACAACGAGACCACCGGGTCGGTCTACTTGAACGCCGAATTCGTCATCACCGAAGGACCGTTCGCCAAGCGCAAGGTCTGGAGCCTGATCGGCCTCCTCAGTCTCAAGGGCCCCGAGTGGGGCAACATGGGCCGCTCCTTCGTGCGCGGCATCCTCAACTCGGCGCGCGGGCTGTCGGACAAGGACAACTCGCCCCAGGCCCAGGCGGCGCGGCGGATCAACGGGTTCGCCGACCTCGACGGCATCGAGTTCCTGGCCAAGATCGACGTCGGCAAGGACGCCAACGGCGACGCCAAGAACGAGATCCGCTTTGCCGTCACGCCCAATCACAAGGACTGGAAAGCGTTCCAGGAAAGCGGCGGCGCCTGGAGGCCGGGCGTTGCCACCGCCGGGGCATCCGCTTCGGTGCCCGCCACGCCGGATGCGCAGCCGGCCGCCAATCCGAATCGTCCGACCTGGGCGCAATAGGAGGGCTGGGCTATGCTGCTCCGTCCCCGCCAGAAGACCTTCGTCGAGCGCAGCGTCAACGCCCTCGATGAACACGGCAACACCCTCGGCGTCGCCCCGACCGGCGCCGGCAAGACGATCATGCTTTCCGGCGTGATCGGCCGGATGCTGGCCGGCAACGGCGCCAGGGCCGGCGTGCTCGCCCATCGCGACGAACTGACGGCGCAGAACGTGCTCAAGTTCGCCAAGGTCAATCCCAACGTCAGCACGTCGATCGTCGATTCCCGCACCAAGTCGTGGCGCGGGCGGACCACTTTCGCCATGGTGCCGACCCTGGCCCGCAAGGCGAACCTGGACGCCATGCCGGCGCTCGATTTGCTGGTGATCGACGAGGCTCATCATGTGGCCGCCGACAGCTACCGGCGGATCATCGACCGGGCCCGGGATCGCAATCCGGACGTCAAGCTGTTCGGCGTCACGGCGACCCCCAACCGGGGCGACAGGAAGGGCCTGCGGCCCGTGTTTTCCAATGTCGCCGATCAGATCAACATCGGAGAACTGATCACATCCGGTCATCTGGTGCCGCCGCGCACCTTCGTCATCGATGTCGGCGCCCAGCAAGCGCTGAAGAACGTGCGCAAGACCGTCGACGACTTCGACATGAAGGCGGTCGACGCCATCATGAACACGGCGCCCATTACGGATGCGGTGATCCGCCATTGGCGAGAGAAGGCGGGTGATCGGCAGACCGTCGTCTTCTGCTCCACCGTTGATCATGCCCTTAACGTTTGCGACGCCTTCGTCGCCGACGGTATCCGTGCCGACTTGGTCTGGGGCGACATGCCGACGGCCGAACGTCGCTCGGTGCTGCGGTCTTTCGAGAGAGGCGAAACCCAGGTCATCGTCAACGTGGCGGTGCTGACCGAAGGATGGGATCACCAGCCAACCAGCTGCGTCGTCCTGCTCAGGCCCTCATCCTACAAATCAACCATGATCCAGATGGTGGGCCGGGGTCTCAGGACCGTGGACCCGGAGGCCTTTCCTGGCGTTGTCAAGACCGACTGTATCGTGCTCGATTTCGGCATCTCGTCCCTGCTGCACGGCTGCCTCGAACAGGACGTCAATCTGGACGGCAAGACCGGGACCGGCGATGCGCCCACCAAGGACTGCCCGGAATGCGGCGCCATCGTTCCCTTAGGCCTCCAGGAATGCCCCATTTGCGGCTACCTGTGGGAAACGTTCGGAGACGGCGATGGCGAGCCCGATCCGCTCACCGATTTCGTCATGTCGGAGATCGACCTCCTGAAGCGCTCCAGTTTTCGGTGGTGCGATCTGTTCGGTGACGACGCGGCGCTGGTCGCCAACGGCTTCAACGCCTGGGGCGGTATTTTCTTCCTGCATGGACGGTGGCATGCCCTTGGCGGTGGCAAGGGCCAACGCGCCAGACTCCTGAGCATAGGCGAGAGGACCGTGTGCCTGGCGGCGGCCGACGACTGGCTCAACGAGAACGAAACCGACGAAAGCGCGCACAAGACACGGTCCTGGCTGAACCAACCGGCGACCGAACGCCAACTCAAATACCTGCCGTCCCAGTTTCGCCAGGACTTCGGCCTGACCCGTTATCAGGCCTCGGCGATGCTGACCTTCACCTTCAACAAGGGCGCGATCACCAATCTGGTGACGTCGGCGACCGACGCGCGGAGGGCGGCATGATCCATGACGTCTTCATCCGATGCCGCTACCCGGCTGAGGCTTTGGCACCCGCGCGGGAAACTCTGTGCCGTCTGTCGGCGTCCAACCCGTGGCTTTGGCTGGTTCGATCCTGTGCGTTCGAAACGTCCGCGACGATCCCGTTGGTTCTGTTCCATGAATTGCCAAGGCTACTGGTCGCGTTTGGCGAAGGAGCGCTGGGGCATGGTTGACCTGACCGAACAGGAGCAGGCCGCGATCCGGTCCGCCATGAAGCCGGTCGCCGAGATCATGGAGGAGATCGGCTGGCAGACCCGGCTGATCGACCTCTCCGGACCCCAGGTCCTGACCCTGATCGAGGTCGCCGTCGGCGGCTTCCAGGACGCCATGCACGCCACGGCCAAGGCCGATGATACGGAGATTCCCTTTTGATGCTGGATTACAACCGCTCGGCCAGTTTCGCCGATCAGATCAATGCGCTGATCGACACGGCCCTAGAAGCGGAAAATGCCGCGAGGCCGTCGCGGGACTATCTCGGCGGATCCCGGTTGGGCGTGGCCTGCGAGCGCGCGTTGCAGTTCGAGTATGCCGACGCGACGAAGGACGATGGCCGCGACTTCGACGGTCGGACGCTGCGCATCTTTGCCGCCGGGCACGTCTTTGAAGATCTGGCTATCGGCTGGCTGCGCAAGGCCGGGTTCGAGCTCTACACCACCAAGGGCAACCGGCCCGACGGCGGACAGTTCGGGTTCTCGGTCGCCGGCGGACGCATCCGCGGCCACGTGGATGGCATCGTCGCCGCTGCTCCCGATGGCTTGTTGCCCGGCATTCCGGCACTTTGGGAATGCAAATCGCTCAACGCCAAGTCCTGGAAGGATACGGTAAAGCGCGGGCTTGCGCTCTCGAAGCCCGTTTATGCGACCCAGATCGCCGTCTATCAGGCCTACATGGAAGCGACGGTGCCGGGCATCTCGGCGAACCCGGCGCTGTTCACGGCCATCAACAAGGACACGGCGGAACTCCATCACGAACTGGTCCCGTTCGATGGCGCCCTGGCGCAACGCATGAGCGACAAGGCGGTGCGCGTCATCCAGGCGACCGAAGCCGGGGAACTGCTGCCCCGCATCGCCCAGTCCGCCGATTTCCACGAATGCCGGTTCTGCGCCTGGTCGGATCGCTGCTGGAGGGAGGGCGCATGAGCGGGGGTGTAATCGATCTGGACCGCTGGCGCGACTTCAACGACGCCGAGCCGCAACGGCTCGACGACACCCGGCCCTGGGACGGCGCCGAGAGCACGGAAGACATCAAGGCGCGCATGCTCGCCAACATCCGAGGCGTGCTCTCCTAACCTCTTGCCGGGTGGCGCATTCCAACGGGGAAAGTTCCTGGTCGGCGATATCCATGGAAACCGTGGCGACAGTCTCACCGTCGAGTTGTCCGGTCCCAAGGCCGGCATGTGGCACGACTTCGCCACCAAAGAGGGCGGCGACATCATCGGCTTGTGGGCGGCGGTGACCGGACGCGACACCCGGACCGAGTTTCCGGCCATCATGGATGACATCCGCGAGTGGCTCGATGGCCGCAGCAGGACCCTGCATGACGACCGGGCCGACAAGGCCCCGATCAAAGCCCTTCCCTCCGACGATCTCGGTCCGGCAACGGCCAAATGGGATTACCAAGACGAAGAAGGCCTTTTGCTGGCCTGCGTCTATCGATACGACCCGCCCGGCGGTAAGCAGTTCCGCCCCTGGGACGTCCGGGCCCGCAAGATGAAGGCCCCGGACCCACGCCCGCTCTACAACCGGCCCGGCATCAAGGATGCCGACGAGGTCGTCCTGGTCGAAGGCGAAAAGGCCGCGGAAGCTCTCATCGGAATAGATATATGCGCCACCACCGCCATGAACGGCGCTAGTGCGCCGGTCGAGAAGACCGACTGGTCGCCGCTCGACGGCAAGCGGTTGCTGATCTGGCCCGACAAGGATAGCGCCGGCTGGCGGTATGCGGAGGCAGCCGGGCAGGCCGCGCTGGAGGCGGGCGCTGTCTCCGTCGCAATCCTCATGCCGCCCGGTGACAAGCCCGACAAATGGGATGCGGCGGACGCGGTCGACGAGGGCATGGACGTGGCCGAGTTCATCGCCACGGTGGAACGCCGAGCGGTTCGCCCCGAAAAGGGAACGCTCGATCTCGCCGACTGGCACGCCACCCGCTACGCCGGAGAAGCGCCCGAGCAGCGTTTCCTGGTCGAAGGATCGTTCCCCATGGGCGTGGTCTCGATCCTCGCCGCCACGGGCGATACCGGCAAGGGCATGATGACGCTGGATCTGGCGTTGTCGGTCGCCACCGGCCGTCCACGATCGGTTTCGGTCAGTCCGGAGCCCATGGCCTTTGGCGGCCCGGTTCGCGAGTTCGGGGTGGCCGTCATCTTCACCGCCGAGGATGACCAGGGCGAGGTGCATCGCCGTCTGCAACGGCTCGATCCCAAGGAGCATCGACTCGAACAGCCCGAACGCCTGATCGTCGTGCCTCTGCCCAACGCCGGCGGCCCGATCCCGCTGGTGGTGTCCGGCAAGGACGGACCCGAGATCACGCCGCAATTCCGGATGCTCCGCGATCAGATCATGCGCCTTCGGGAATTGAAACTGGTGATGTTCGACCCGCTGGCGTCGTTCATCCATGCCGACGTCACCTCCGATCCGGTGGCGGGCAGCTTCGCGACAGGATTGCTGGCGAGCCTCGCCACGGAAACCGGTGCGGCGGTTATCGTCGCCCATCACATGAGGAAGCCCCAGGGCAATCGGCCGATCTCGACCGTCGAACAAGCCCGTGACGCCGTGCGCGGAACCAGCGCCATCGTCGACGGCGTGCGCATGGTCTACGCGCTCTGGCCGGCACCGGACGAGCATCAAAGCTATGTGTTCAAGGTGCTCGAAGAGCCCTTCGCCCGCAACACCGTGTTCCAGGGGGCTGTGGTCAAGGCCAACGGTCCGGCCGATCGCACCATCCGGACCTTCATGCGCGCACCCACCGGCCTTCTGATCGACGTCACGCCGCGTCTGCGCGAACACCGCCGTCCGGACCAGGATTTGATGGACGCCCTGGTAAGCGCAACAGCCCGGGCGGCCGAGAACGGACATCCCTACACGCACACTGGCGGAACGGGCCTCTATCAGCAGCGCCACCGCCTGCCCGCCGAGTTCCGCGAGATGGGACGCAAGCGTCTCCAGGAAATGGCCCAGGACCTTCTCAACGATGGCGTTCTGGTGAAGGGCATGGCCTCTGGGTCGAAGGAGGACAAGTGGCTGGACGTGCCGACGGGACCGTTCGCGCGGGGTGTCGGGGAGTTCGTACACGGCGCCGACGAGGGAGACGAAAGATGATCCGACCGGCTCCGTTACCACCCGTTGCTGGCCGTCGTCAGGCCGGTTTTGGCAATTGCCACGCCATTTCCAAACCGGTTTGGCAATTGCCAATTACCACGTTGCCAGCTGGTTACCAAAATTTTTGGCAACGGAAAAATCCGCGCAACAGTTTGAAATCATTAACGAAATCGGATCGATCTCCGTTGCCAAGGCACTCCGTTGCCAACCACTGAATTCTTCAATGATTTCAACGGTTTCCACGTTTCCGCCTCCCCCTAGGGGGAGGAGTGTGCTTGGCAACACACACTCCTCCCACCAGTGATTGGGTTTCCATTGCCAGGCCGTTGCCACTCCCGACCCGATGACCAGAACCGATTTTCTTGGAGGCCCGATATGACCAAAACCGCCTTGACCCAAATTCAAACCAAACCAGCCGAGGATAGGCTCACCATCCTGGCCCTCGACCTCGGCGCCAAATCCGGCTGGGCGTTGCGCGGTCATGATGGTCAGGTCACCAGCGGCACCGTCCTGTTCAAGAACGATCGTTGGCAGGGCGGCGGCATGCGCTTCCTACGGTTCAAGCGATGGCTCACCGAGATCAAACAGGTGGCCGGCCATCTGGACGCAGTGTTCGTCGAGGAAGTCCGCCGCCATGTCGGTGTCGATGCCGCCCACGCCTACGGAGGTTTCCTCGCCCACGTCACGGCATGGTGCGAACACCATCAGATCCCTTACGAGGCCGTGCCCGTCGGCACCATCAAGCGCCATGTGACTGGCAAGGGCAACGCCAACAAGGAGGCGGTGATCGCCGCCATGCGAGATCGTGGATTTGATCCCGCCGATGACAACGAGGCCGATGCCCTGGCGCTGCTCGGGTGGGCGATCGACCATTGGATGGGTGGTGAGTCTTGACCCGGAACCGTCTCCCAAATCGACGGCCTAACGAGACCGTCGAGTTGTTGTTCAACGACACCCGCTACGCGGTGACGGTCGGTTACTACCCGGAAACCGGTCGCATCGGCAAGGTGTTCACCCACGGCGCCAAAGTCGGCTCCAACATGGACGCCATCCTGGACGACGCCTGCGTGGCGCTGTCCCTGCTGATCCAGTACGGGACGGAACCCGGTGACTTGGCGTCGAGCATGGGGCGGCACGGGGATGGGAAAGCGCCTGCCTCGATCATCGGCGCCCTGGCCGACCTGCTGGCTGGTATGGACGCCGTGTCCGGGAAGGTGGCCTCATGAAATGGCACCCGAAGGGCTACGGCGGCGAACGCCGGTCGGCCGAGCAGGTCAAGAGGGAAGGCTGGCGCGAGCAGGGCGTGCTGGCCGTCTCCGTCGAAGACGAACGGCTGACTTGGCCCGAACGGGAACTGATCAAACAACTCGGAGAAAAACTCTACGGCAAGCGCTCGAGCGAAAAGGAGGCGCGGCAATGACGACATGGTCTCCCGAACGGGTCGAGGAGCGCCTTACCGAGGCCGCCGATGTGCTGAAGCGGCTGCCCGAAGAGCGGGTACAGGGGTATTTCTCCGTTTGGCCCGAGGTCGTTCGAAGTGTCTTTGACGCCTTCGGCTGGCACGATCCGGTTCTGAAACGCCCCTGGCCGTCACCAGCGTCCATCTCCCGCATGGAGGAGACGCTGACCTGGATGCAGTTTCTGGCGCCCGAGGATGGCCGGCTGGTGTGGGCGCGAGCGGAGGGGACGCCCTGGAAGGCGATTTGCTGGCGCTTCGGTGTCAGCCGCGCTACTGCTCATCGGCGCTGGCAATACGGGCTCAGCGTCATCGCGCTGGGGCTTGGCGGCCGTCGCGTTCCGGC